ATACTTTGCACTTGTAATGCTAATTGTATAATCGTCTGCATTAGGAAAAGCAATCCACATACGGCAAGTACCATAAAATGAGTCAGACCAAACACCATAAACAGTATGTTCACCCGTTGCGATTTTGTCCATTTTGCCACTAATAGCGGTTGTATTACTGTCAATAGCCGTTTTGACATCAACACCACTACTATACTCAATATCGCTTGCGGTCGGGTTTAGGTTGGGTGCGTCTGTTATGACATAGTGGGTGTTTGGTGCAAGGTCGCCTGATAATGCTAATGCGTTATATTCGGCTTGTGTTAGGGCGACTGTCGTGGGTTGTGCTACCCAGTCCGAGCCGTCATAGCGTAATGAGTCGCCTGTAGTCTTGCCGGTTGTGTCTACATCCGTAAGATCGTCAAGCTCGCCAACTGTTGAAAGCTCACCTGTATAAAGCTCTGTTGTAACGCCGTCTATAGTAATTTCGCCTACTTTATTACCTGTGTTTTGTGTCGGCGTAAAGCTTACATCTGTGCTCTCGCTTGCGAGCTCATCAATCGCGCCTTGCACATTTTCAGAGCTCAGCCCGCTAATAGTGTTACTATAGCTCAAGCCAGTAGCATTTAAAGGCACTTGAGCTAAAACCTCATCAATAGCGCCTTGTGCGTCAGTAGCGCTCAAGCCTGTAATAGTATTATCATAAGCCACTTGTGAGGCTGTGAGGCTGTCGAAAGCGTTATCTATTTGAGTTTTAGTGTAATAATTTGATAAGGCTGTTGAGTCGGCTTTATTGTCAAGCGCTTGTTTAATGCCGGCGCTTGTCACTGTATAGGGCGCGTCGTGCTCAGCCGTCGGCACTGAGTCAAAGCTTACGCTTGTGCCGTCATAAAGATCCTCAAGCGCAACCTCTACGCAAGCATTTACTTGCTCTTGAAGATTATCAAGAGCGCTACCGCTCGGGATGCCGTTAGCTGTCGGATCTAACTCAACAGACATATTAAAATTAAGCGAGCCTATATCTTTAGAGCCGTTAATAATTCTAATTTCACATATATTTTGACCGACAACGGCACACATTTGCTCAGTAGTAACAATGTCAACATAATTACTCTCTGTGTTTTCAAGCTGTGTTGTCACTAAAGTATTATCAGGTTTTCTAACTGATAAACTAACACTGTCAGAGCTTGAAAGTGTATAAGGGTTTACGCCGTCAAAAAGCTCAGCTCTAATAACACGCCCCTTGTCATACTGTGACGCGTGACAAGTCGGGTTTACACCTTGCGGGATGAGATTTAATTTTATTATTTCCACTTTAAGCCCTCCTTTATAACCAGCGAGAATATTTATTTATTTTTACCTGTGACACAGCGCCGGAAATGGTAAAAGTATTAGCCCCTATATTAAGCCTGATTTTATCATAATTGCCACTTACGAGCCTATTTAAAAAAGTGCCGTCTAAGCCGTAAGCATTCATTTGCTCGCAATCTATAATAATTGTTGTTGTAACATCTCCAAGCGCCAGAGCAAGCACCTGAGAGCCGTTTAAAGTAACAATAATATTGCCCGAGCCTGTCAAACTGATAACAGGCTTAGCAAAATAATTGCCCGCGTTGGTGATATTAAAGCTTGTGGGGCTCTCAGAGATGTTAAAAACTTGCTCAACCTCTTGCGCGCTAAATTTAAAGGGTTGACAGTGTATGTTTATCTCGGCTGTCTTAAATCTCAGCAAGCGCTCAAAGTCAATTTGCTCATAAATCGTAAAGTTATAAACTTTATCAGGCTCATTAGAAAAAATAATAGAGCCCTCTTGATTGAAAAAGCTTATAACCGCGTCAATATTGTAATCTTTTGTCAGAGCAATCTTTAACGGCTTATCAACAGCGCCAAAACCTAAAGGCGTGATAATATCGCCGTCTTTTCCGTCAATCTCCTCTTGCAAAACTCTCACAGGTGGCTTACTTATGGGCGGTAAGTCTGTTACTAATAACCCTGTTACCGCCTGAGAGCTTACGCCGTTGATAATTACATAAGGTCTTATATTCATTTACAGCCCCCTTTAAGTATAAATTGCGTCGCTTACTGTCTTTTTTACAAACTTGCCAACTTTTTGATCGTCAAGCTCGACATTAACGCCGGTTAAAGCCTCCTTAAAGGCGTTTACCATTGTGTAATAATCAAGCCCGCCTGTCTTAGTTAAAGATCCTGAGTCGGATGATAAAGCCAGCTTGTTAAAATCAGGTAAAGAGTCTTGCATATCCTCGTTAACCGCTTTCATTTCAGACTCAAAACCGAGCCCCAAGCCGTCAGCGAGATATTTACCAACTTGTTTAGTAACTTTTGACGGCGACGCAATACCGAAAACGCCTTTGATAGAGTTAATAATAGCGTTACCCATACCGGCAATTTTATCTTTAACCCATTGTAACTTATCGTTTAAGCCGTTCCATAAGCCCTCAATAGTATCACGCCCTATAGATACGATTTTTGAGGGTAAATCTTTAAAGAAATTGAGCACATTTGTAAGCAAAGTTTTAACCTTGTTTTTAAGGTTAGTGCCAAATTCGCGCCCTTTATTAAATAAATTATCTCTTGCCGTGATAATCTTGCTTTTTAGGTTATTTACCCAAGTTGTAAAAGACTCTTTAATCTTGCCAAAGAGATCAACCACAAAGCCCGCAACCTGACCGCTAAAGCGCACAATACCAGCAACCAAATTGCCCGCCAGATTTTCAATTATGTGCCACAAATTAGGCAAGCTTGCTATAATCGCCTCGCAAATTTTCATAATTACAAAAATTGTGCTTTGTATTAACATCTCGATATTCTCGGGCTTTGTCAAAAAGTCGGCAAGCTCGGCAATAACTTGAAATACAGCCGGCAAAAGAATAGGCAAAAGCTCGGCGAATTTATTAGTTAAATCAACTACCAAAGCTAAAATACCGCTTAACAACTCGCTTACATTACCCTCCTCAGACAGCCAAGCGCACAAGTCGGTTAACATTGTTGAGACAGCCCCAAACAAAATGTTTATGAGGCTCGGTAACTGAGCGCCAAGCGCTGTTAATACTGTCTCAATACCGCTAATAATGACCGGCAAGCCGTTCTCTAAAAGGGGTGGTATCATAGCTATTAAATTTGGCAAAATTGTATTTAAAATCGTGTCGGCTGTCGTCGCTATGCCCTCCGAGATTTGCTCAAAGCCCTCTTGCATATCTCCACCGCTAAAAATAGTAGTTAAGCCGTCAACTACAGTTTGCACGCTCGGTAAAAATTGCATAACAAGATTTGTTTTAACACCTGTTAAAGCGGTTTTCATATCTGTTATTGAGTCTTGCATAGCCTCGCCAGCTTGTACCATATCGTCAGACATTACACCGCCCAAGTCGTTAACGCGCTTTTTCATTTCGTCAACATCCGACGCGCTAAGCTGTAAAAGTGATCCTAACTCAGTAGCGCCCTTACCCAAAAGCTGTGAGGCTAAATAGCTTTTGTGCTCAGCGTCGTCAATACCTTGCAAGCCGGTAATAACTTTATTAAAAATCTCCTCTTTATTAAGGTTTTCCAAATCATCCGCGCTTATGCCTAACTCCGCGAAAGCGTCAGAGCCGTTTTCTATTGCTTTAGTCAGCGTCATAAAAGAGCCCTTAAAGCCCTCAATATCAGCGCCCGAGCGCTCAAAAACATAAGCCCACTCTTGATATGCTTGCGCGCTTATGCCTAATTTATCGCTGTTTTTTCCGATAGAGTCAGCCAGCGCCGTTACTTCGTTTACAGCCTCAATACTTGCGTTTACAATCTCTTGCAAGCCGTTTTTAATGCCGTCTATTGCGCCCCTGAGCGCGTCGCTTGCAAGGTTAGCAAGAGCGCCTTTTAAGACAGTAAAACCGCCGTTTGCGCTTTTCTCGGCTTTATCTCCAGCGTCTTTAACTTCGTCGCCAAGCTCTTTTGACTCTTTAGCGCTGTCTGTCTCGGAGTCCGTAAGACTCTTGAGGCTCTTTGTTGTGTTGTTGTAATCAGTTTGAGCCTTGTTAATCTCTGTGCGCGCCTTGCTTAAAGCTTGCTCTTGATCGTCAATAGCTTTAGAGCTCTTTTCATAATCTTGCGTTAAGCCTGAGACATAACCAGCTTGTAACTTATACTCGGCGCTTGTTTTTCCGCTCTCTTTTTCAATCTTTTCAAGCTCTTTTACAGCGCCCTCAAGCTCAGTTTTTAAGGCTTGATGTTTTTGCTTGTTTTGCTCAGCTTGCTCAGACATTGTTTTATAGTTGTCTTTAAGCAAGTCAACCTTTTTAGCCTGAGCCTCAAGCTTTTTAGTTAGTGCCTCGCTTTGAGCTGTAAGCGCCTCTTGTGATTTATCATTTTTATCATATTGCGACGCTACTACTTTAAGCTCACTATCTACCTCTTTAAGATCCTGAGTAATAGACTTTAAGGCTTTTCTATAATCACTCTCGCCGGTAAGTTTTACGCTACCACCAAAACCAGCCACCGCAAGCACCCCCTTATTATTTTAACCACTCCTCAGACTCCTCAGCCTCTTGCCTTAAATTAGCGTAAGTCTTACGAGATAGAGTAAGCAAAAGCTCAGTATCAAAAGTGTCTTTATATGCTTGATAGAGCTCTTTAAATTGTTTATATGTTAGTCGCCCGCTCTCTTTATGCGTTAAGTTTAAACGCGTTCTACATATAAAATATATCCACGAAAATGAAAACGGCTCGGCGGGCTCAAGCTCATCCTCATCTTCGTGTATTATGCGTTTGGGCGGTTGTCCTCTACCTGTGACGACTCAACCACAAGCGCGTTAATATCCTCTGTTATATCCTCTATGCCTACCTCTGAAAGCATACGCCCCACCTGTCTATGCGTAAGTAAAGGCTCTTTTGTATTGTTATCTTCGTTGTTTATCTCAATGCCCTCGTTAAGCATAGCGGTTAAACCAAAAATGAGCGCCTTAATATTTACCTCACCGGCTTTGCCGTCAGTAAGCGCGCCCCACTCGTCAAGAGTCTTATACTCATCCTGTATAATTTCCATTACATTAAGATTAAAAACAATTTTATAATCTTTGCCTTTATAACTAATCTTTTTGCTAACTTCTCGCATATAATCAACCTCCGAAAAATAAAATAAACCCCGCCCGCTCACCAAGAGCAAGCGGGGTATAATCTCAGCTTAATCTTTAATTAAGTCTCATCAACATAAACCGCAAAGAAAGTAGTGTCGTTTGTCGGGTAATATGTAGCGCCTCCGTCAAACTCCTTAGCACTTGCTGTAGAGCTAAGAGCCCAGCCCGAAAAGACTTTATTGCTCGGGGCTGTCAAGCCTGAGCCTGTGTCAAGTGTTACTGAGTCGCCTACATCTACAGTTTGAGCGTTAATTGTGCCTGTGCCTCCGTTTGCGTCGTAGTTAACTCTAAAAGTAGAGCCTGTTACGGCGAAAGTACCGAGAATAAAAGCCAAAGCCTCCGCCTTTGTTGTAAAAGTCTTTGCCTCACTCCACTTGCCGTTTGCAAGCGCGCTTACTTGACCCTCAATAGTAGGGGTAGCAAACTCAACAGACTCACCGCGAGTATTTGTGTCACTTGAGGGCTCAGAAAACTTTACTTTGTAAAGGATCTCAACTTTGTAAAGCTTAACATTGTTAACGAGCTTAACAATGATACGCGCCAGAGCTACATAAGGCGCTACATCATTGATATTGCGCTCAACTAAGCCCTCAGCGTCTATAGCGTGTCCGAGCACATCCGCAAAAGTCGCCTCTCTGTCGTCGTCAACGCCAAGCGAGACAGTGCCACTCTGAAAGCTTGTATCACTTTCGGCTAAAGCGTCGTCAGCGTAGAGAGTCGCGCTGTTGTTAGAAATTGATACATTACAGCTAACAGCCTTACCAAACGATTTAGCGCCGTCAAATGTAGGCGTGCCGTCGGGTGACTCTGTAAGCTTTGAATACCAAAGATTATTAAGTCCTATCTTTGCCATATCTTATAACCTCCTATAGTTATTTTTTATGAGTCAGCTAATACGAGCTCAGAGAGATCATAAACAAGAGTAAACTCAAGATCGCCCTCATAACATTTAGTAAGAAATACTTGCTTGTCTTTATTGGTAACCTTGAAAACTCCGTCCATATCCTCATCAAGTGGCACAAGTCCGCTACTTACTGAGGGGCGCATACCAACAACGATATTATCAATAGCCTCGTTTACCTTAGTAAACTTAATAGCCATAAAATAGCCCTCGCCCCATACATCAACTAATGAGCCAGTTGTGAGCTTGTGGAGTGTGCCGGTAATCTTACCGCCTGAAATTGTAAGCCCTGTTTGCATATCGCTTACAAGAGTTCCCCAATACTTTTTTGACGCGCTCGGGCTTGCAAGTGTTACATTACTTGAGCCAAGAGCAATACCGCCCGCAATCTTATCTAAAAGCTCGTCTGTTGTGTCGTTTTCGTTAATGTCAGTGACATTATAGATTTTTGCAATCTTTGACAATGATTGTACTACTGTCATATAATTAAACCTCCTCTGTAAATTGTATAGGCTTTGCAAATGCAAAAGTTTTGTGGTAATAGCCTGTGTCTACATCCAAAAAGTCGGCGCTGTCTCTGTTAGGTTGCCAAGTCCAGCCGTTAGCTTTAAGCTTTTTCTTAACCTCGTTTGCTATGTTTGAGTAATTGCCTTTACTGTATATATCAAAGTCGTAAACAGCTACAACGCCCTCGATATTATCATCCGCGCTGTAACTGTTCGTTGTATCACTTTGCGAATAGACAATATAAGCGTTGTTGTGTCCGTCATAAAACAAGTAGCTAACAGGTATTAAGATGTTATCAACCTTAAACCCTGTAAATAATGTTTCAATTTCCGCATTAAATAACATTTGTTAGCCCTCTAACTTCTTTATATACTCGTCTTGCACTTTAAGCATAGCTTGCTCAATTTGTGACTTATTAAAGCTTGCTCTAAAAAACGGCTGTTTAGGATATTTAGCACCAGAGCGCCCATACTCAAAAAGGTTAGCCACAAGGGGCGCGGGTGTTACTTGCTTGTGTCGGTTTACAAAGTAACCGGCTATACATACTTGACAGTTAATGCCGTCGTCGGAGGGTGTTTTGTAAACCCTCGTAACTTTAATATTATTGTCAATAACCTTTTTTAGATCCTTAGGCATTTTAGCGTCAACATTCTTTTTAGCGACCTCAGCGCCAGCTTTGCACATCTCGCCTAACATCTCCTCAGTATTTAACTCAAGAGCTTTAAACATATTTATTAAATCTGTAGGCAAACCGCCAACAAAGTTAGCCACTGTCAAAACCTCGCTTTAATGTGTAACCTCTTTAGCCTGTATTTCTAAAAGTATGTCAGCCTCATCAACATTATTTAAATATAAGATCTCATAACGCTTACCCTTAAAAATGATAATATCATCACGCGTTAACTGTGTTACAGGGTAACGAATTATAAAATTAGTTGTGGCTTTTTCAAAGTCTGAGCCGTTAGCAATCAAAGTAAAGCCTTTTGTCGTTTTTACTTTTGCATACGGCGCTATTAACTCTGTTAAAGTCGCAACCTTAAAGCCTTGCGCGTCAGTTGTGATCGTCTCGCGCTTAATGCTTATTTTATGACAAAATTCCCCAGCGTTATAAACAAGTCTCATAATAAGTTTACCGAGTGCAAGCCTAAAATAGCCTCAACAACTTTATTAGTATTATTTGTGTCAACATAGTAAGCGCGTGTGTCATACATATCTTGACAAAGTACCAAAACAGCAATAGTTAAATCAATACAGTTATCAGCCTGTAAAAGTTCTAAGCCGGTGTATTTTAAAACATACTCTTTTGACGCTTTTAAGATTGTAGGTATAAGGCGTGTATCATCCTCAGAAAGCTCAGAGAGTCGGAGATAATCAGCCACATCATTTATAGTTAATTCGCTTATGCGTTTCTCTGTTGGTGTCGGCATAATTAACCCCCTCTTTTAGCTCTTGCTTTGTTTGTGTTAGCTTTGGCGGGCTTGTCGTTTTCGACAGCCACAACAAACCCGCCTTTTATAAGCTTTTCGGCTAAATCGTTGTCAAGATCCTTTTGCTCACCTGTCCGCATAGAGACAGAGCAAATAAATGACATCAAAGCCTTACAAAGCATATAGCTAACCCCCTAAACTTAAAAACTCAATTAAGAAATCTTGAGTACGGCAATCTTTTGATTGTCGGTTGTCTTAGCGTCAAATTCTACCCAGCCAATAACGCCTACACAGTGCTCATCAGCAAAGCGCTCTCTCAAGACTTTAACATTCATTTCCTCACTAAACTTAGTAGCGAGTCCTGACATATCACCGTAATAAATAGCCTTAGCGTTGCTTGCTACATCAGGCATATTATCAGAGACATAAACAGGCTTACCGAGCAAAGTCTTGCCAAAAGGCGCGCTAATATCATCATTCAAGAGATACATACCAATGTCATTTTTGAGGAGTCTCAAAGCGTCTCTTGTAGCGGGTGACATTACCCAGATTGCATTTGCTTGATAAACATCCTTTACCATACCTTGCATTTCAATAAGAGAGTCGGCTGTAATAGCGTCAACTGTCTTAATGTTTGTCGCGTCGCCAAGTCCAGTAATAGAGCCACCGCCAAAGCCAAGCAAGTTCTTTTCGATAAAGCGCGCAATATCGTAAGCCATACGCTTAACGACAAAGCCAACAATATCAAAATCAACATTATTGATAAGTGACTCAGAGATCTTAGTAAGAGCGCCGGCAAGATAACCGCTAAGCTCAATAGTTGTAAAGTTGCCTGTAGAGCTTGCGAGAGCGCTAAACTCAGTAGCAAATGCAACATTGATTTGTGTAGAGCTGTCAGCCGGATAATAAGGAATGTCAAGCTTACCCTTTACATTGTACTTTTCAGACCTTTCAAGAATAGGGCAAATGTCGTAAACGAGCTCAATAATCTTCTTAGCGATTGTCTTAGGGATGATTGCGCCGTTATTAGCGGGCTTGAGTTCGCCGTCTCTCTCGTGAGTAACTACACCGCGAATATAATTCTCAAAAGCTCTAATCTCAAGAGCCTCAGAGTCGGAGACATTACCAGCGATAGAGCGCTCATCATTAGCACCGCAAGCGCTTTCCTGTCTTGCCTCAGCGCTTGCCTCGTCAAGATCCTTAGCAACGCCTAAAAACTCCTTAATAGCCTTTACATCGTCGCGAATTTCGGCAAGCTCTTGCGCCTCGTCGGGTGTGAGCTCTCTCTTTTCAGCCTCAGCCGTGTTTACAATAGACTCGGCGCGGGTGATAAGATCGTTCATTTGCTCTGTCTTAGCCTTTACATTCTTAAACATAATCTTAAAACCTCCTTTTAAAATTTTTTATACCGAGTCTCGCATAGTTTTTAACTCGGCGACTATGTTTATATACTTAGAGTTGTCAAAACTCTTAGTATCATTTGTAGGGGGCTCGGGTTTTACATCCGCGCCCTGTGTCTCGTCGGCTCTTATCTCCTCAAGAGCCTCATTTGTGGCTTGCTCAACTTGCTCAGCTTTTTCGATAAGCTCTGTCTCAATAGAGTCGGGCAAATTTTCAGAGCCTATTAAAACCTCTTTGCCGTCGTCTCTCACATTTACTAAAGTGCCATTATAAGCGGGCTCTTTTTCTCTGTTAAGCAAGCTTACCTCGTATAAGTCCAAATCTTTTACCATTCTAAACGGCAAGCCTGTCTCGTTATCTTGTAAAACATCAACAGCCCTATCAGCAAAGCCAAAAGACCAGCCCACTAAATCGCCGTTTCTTGCGTCTTTAATTACTTGAGGATCGGTAATAACAGCGCGAGCGTGTAAGCCTATGTTATCCTCAGTTAACTCAAGCTCGCCCGAGCCTGTACCGCCTAAGTCGCGCTCGGGGTTGTGATTGAGTAAAATTCTTACATTGTCGTTGCGCTGTAGAGCTCTACCAAAAGCACCGGCGCAAATCTTTTCAATAAATTGCCCAAAGCGACTAAACAGGGGCTTTGAGGCGCGTTCTACAGCGTTAACATAGCCCTCGATTTTTACGCTGTCAGCTCTTACTTGTATTTTCATTATTATTAACCTCCGATAAATCATCAAGAGTCATTTGCTCGCCAGCTTTGGCGCGCTCTGTGCCGTTGAGATCGTCAATAAAAGACTCCTCCTCAATCTGTTTTACATCCTGAGTGTTAGTATTAGGCGTGTAATATGTATGGGTGTTAACATCATACAAGACAGCGCCTAAGCCTAAATCTATTACATCCCCGCCCTCAATCTCGTTCATATTTTCCATACGCCTACGCTCGTTTATAGTTGTCATTTGGCACTCTTTTGACATCCTGTAAACCTCATAGCGCTCTTTTATGCTTGCCCTTATAATCTCTTTTACATCAAGCTCAAAGAAATACTTGCCCTTTTCTTTTTCTAAAAGCAAGTCTCTATTAAGAGCCGTCTCAAAAGCCTTAATAACAGGATAAATAGCAAATTTAAAAGTGTCGTTAAAGTCGGCGCTTATATGAAAAATATCGTCAATTTGATCCTTGAGGGTTTTAATGCTTTCATTTAATTGCATTTCAACGGATGTATTAGCGCTCTCTTTAAAGTCTAAGCCGTTGTTAAGCACTACGACAGACTCAGTATTATTAGCGTAAAGGTTGCGCCAAGCCTGTTTAAGCGCGTCAATCTCCGTTTGTCCTAACTTTTTCTCAGACTTTAAAAAGCCTCGCTTATTTCCGCCAGTCTTAACAAGTCCTAATTGATATAATTGAGTTTGATAAGCCGTTTCAAGCGCTGTGCTCAGCTCATCCACAATAGATACACCAAAAGCGCCGTTTTTGGTATTACGCAAAAGCTTAATAAACTCATAAGGCTTGTATGTCTTAGAGCCTACATAAACAATGTAATCTTTATAAATGGGTTGAAAGTTATAATTTACAACAACATATTCATTTTCGATATAATAAAGCCCTGTGACCTCATTACGCTTTTTTTGGATGTAGATATAACCGCCAGAGCTCAAAAAATAATCAGCTATAAAAGCCTTTTTCATTTGAAAAGCGTCTAAAGTATCGCCGGTGTCACAGTTTAACAAGTTAACTCGGCTGTCGTTTGTGATCTCCTCGACTTTTCCGCCCTTGCGCTTATAAAGCTTTACAGGCATTGAGGCTATACTATTACAGATAAAGTCAATATTTGACTCTACAGCCGGTATAGTTAACACTTGCTCTCTTGTGATTTGTCCGCCCCTAATGAGCGTAGTTAATAACACATCTTGCGGGGTGTCGTCTCTTACACTCTCGGGCTGTGTATCTCTCTTTTTAAATATATTGGTAAAAGCCACTGTAACCACCTCGCGCGCTTTCAAGTGATTATTATTCGGTTTTCAGTTGTTTTCATTTAAAAGATTATATTAAATGACTTGAATTGTAAACCCCTCAGAGCCTAAAAAGTAATCTTGCTGTAATAAATAACAAGCGTTAATAGTTGAGACAACCATATCAATTTTACCTTGCGATTTTTTCTTATTTACATATAGGTTTTTGTTAGTGTCATAAGTGCAACGGCTATTTAAAAAGTTTATCTCATAAAGCGGGTTGCTCATATATTCAAAGTCACCGCTCAAGATCTTCTCTTTTAACAGCTTTGTCGGAGGGTGTAAAACTGAGCTGTGCTGTCTAACCTCGACACAATTAAAGCCGGCGCTTTCTAATTTTTGAGCTGTGCTTAATGCGTTCCACCTGTCGTATGCTATAGCCTGTATTTGTACGCCTAACTTATCCTCAAGACTCAATATAAACTCCTCGACAACTGAGTAATCAATAACCCTATTACCACAAGCAATTACTTTGCCTGTTTTTAAGAGCTCTCTGTAATTTACGCGCTCGCTTGCCGTTTTCTCGTCTATTCTATCCTCAGGAATAAAGGCGTAAGAGTCAGCTAAGATTTTATTATCCTCATCCACAGCTAAAATGCTTACGCTTGTATTATCGCCAGACTCCGAGAGATCCAAACCGAGATAAACGACGCGCCCCGCCCACTCAATATTTGCAACCTTGCAAGATTGCACCGCGCTAACATCTATAAAAGTTTCAGTGCCTTGCCCTGAGTAAATAATATTACAATGCTTTGTAACAAAGTTTTCTCGGGCGCTCTCTTGAGCAATCGCCTTGTTACGCTTTTTTATTAAGTCTTGCCAAATCTCAGGTATTTCTAAGCTCACAGGGTTTGCCTGTTTTAAGATTAAATCATCCGTTTGCCAGTTCTTTGTATTATCCGGCTCAAAGAGTAAGCAAAAATAAGTCTCGTCTTTAACAGTGCCGTCTAAAACCTTTTTACAGTATGCAACTTCACTTTCAAGCGGGTTGTCTAATGTCGGATATTTAGTAGAGATAATAAAGCCCAGCTTGTTTAATATGTTTAATTGTCCTGACCTCATAGCCTCAATAGCGTAAGAGTTAGGCAAAGCGCCTACCTCATCCGCGCAAAACACGCTCGGCAATTTGCCGTCAAGTGTGCTATTTGAATAGTTAAGCGGTGTGTATTTATTCTCAAGAGTATTAAATAAAATGTAATCTCTCAGGATCTTAAAGCGGGGCTTGTCTTTATACTTATAAACAAGCGGGCTCGTTTTAAGTATGCTTGCAATAGCCTCTCTAATTTCACGGCTTAAAGCGCCGTCAGGCGCAACGCTGTAAAACTGAGAAAAGCGGGGCTCTGTAATAAAGAGAATAATAAACAGGGTTGCTATAGTAAATGTTTTAAAGTTTTTTCGGCATATCTCAAGTAATACTGTCTCATAGCGTCTTTTGTCGGGGTTGTCTCTATATACAACAGCTAAGCTCGCTGTATAGACTAACCACTGATAACCGGCGCTACAATCATAGAGCGTTGAGCCAGCTCTCAAACCTTTAGGCATTATTAAAAGCTTTAAAAGCCCCTCGATTTGCTCAATCTTGTTAACGCTTACCTCGTATTTTTTAGATTTGCCCTCGCATAGCCTCATAAACTCGCGCATTTGTAGCCTAACATAGTGAGGCGTGCTTTTGAGTTTAATATTATCCTTACAATACTTGTAAGCTTTGCAATCAATAGCCCGCATTACTTACCGCCGTTAATGATTTTAAGTAAAGGATCGTCGTTTTCGCTGTCAGCCTCGTTAAAGCTCTTAACCAGCTTTGCAATAGCGCCAACTGTGTTAACTCTTGCATTTGAGGTTGCGTTATAAGTAGCAATTAACTTATTAGGGCTCACATTTGGCTTACCCTTTATGTATGTTTTCTCTGTAGTCAGCTCGTCGCCGTCTATTTCAGACCTCAAGCGCTTTAATAGTTTCGTTTGATAAGCGAAATCATCCAATAACTCCTCAAAGAGAAGATTATCAAGTAAACCCTTGCGCTTTGCCTCAAGTTTTAGCTTTTCAACCTTGTCAATTAAAGGATCTTTGTCAACTTTTGGGGTAGTTTTGCGAGTCCTTACAACCTTTTTAACAGGTTTTACAGCCTTTTTAGTTGTTTTTGTCGTCTTTTCCATAATATCCAAAGTAATTTCAAACCTTTAAGCCGTGTATGTGTATT